TGAAGCTTCAGCAACTGATAAGTTAGCAGCTGTTCTAAATCCACCTGCACCACCGCCACCACCACCCCATGTACCATTTGCACCACTAGCACCACCAGCAACAACTAGATAATCAACTGTACCAACATCGCCAAGTTGAGTTACTTGAAATGTGCCAGAACCAGTAAATTTATGAATTTTATAATTACCTGAAGTAGTAATTGTTCCACCTGTAGCTTCCATAAATTTAAAGCTAACCAACCCCAGGCCATATCCTCTGGCAGAATTAACTGCTATTGAAGTTAGTCTAGGCATATTGAGATAATGCGGCAAGAACTGTAAATGCTGCATCTCCTGTTTTAATTATTGTATATGTATATGAATCTATACTATTAATATTTCCTTCTGTAGGAGCTGCGCCACCTTGCCATTCTGGAGTTTTAGCACTTCCATCAACTTGAACTGCTGAATTTCTATATTCAGATCCTGTCAAAGTTACTAGATGAACTAATGTAATAGCTTCGCCTGTAGCCATTTTAGAATTTAATGTAGCTCCACTAGAATGTCTAAAATTTACAGTCCAATCACCTGTTGCGGCAGCTGTATAATAAACAACTGATTGTGTTCCTGTGTCATAATTAATTGTACCTGTTGCATTTGTTGCCGATATTGTAATTAATTCAGTTGAATTAACAAATGGAGAATAGTCATTAAGTAAAGCAAAGTTGTTAAAACCTGCTCCGGAAACCGCTCCTGATGCTGCGAGTGTTGTAAAAGCTCCTGTACCCGCTGCTGAACTACCAATTGCAGGTGGAGAAGCAAATTTTGCATCAACACCAGCACCACCAAATGTACTAGTTGCTGAAAGTGTTGTGAAAGCACCTGTACTTGGAGCTGTATTACCAATAGGACCTGGTGTAGCAAATCTTGCTGTAACACCTGTACCTGAAACCGTACTTGAAGCAGAGAGTGTTGTGAAAGCTCCAGTGCTAGGAGTAGTTGCTCCAATTGTAGCACCATCAATTACACCAGTATGATAGTCAATAGCATAAGTAAGATTTGTACCATCTGTATATACAAATGTTGTGTTACCTGCAGGGATCAAAACTCCCGCATCTGATGCGCCAGCTCTTGCTGTAATAGCTGTATTAGAAGCATTATTAATAATATAATTTTTTACAAATGTATTGACACCGCCTGCGGCAGTAGTAGGAAGAGTTAAAGTACCTGTACTCCCACCACTTCCTGTAAGATTAAGGCGTAAGTTACGAACTGGTTGAGTAGCATTAGAACTTGTATTTAAAGCAACTGGAGTATCGCCTGCAGTAACAGCTATAGTAGTAGTACCTACAATTGATTCTTCTAGAGAGGTTCCTAAATTAACATTGGTCGTTGCGCCCCACGTACCGTCTTGTTCTCCGGTTCCTATGAGTTCTATACTTAAATTTGAATATGTTGACATAATTTATTCCTTATCCTGTTACTATCTCTGTCCAATTAGGGACTTGAGTAGTATCTATTATAACCCAATTAGGGTTGTTAATGGTAGGGGCAATCCCTTCTAATGTTAATGCGCCAGAGGCGGGTCTTCTTACTTCTCCTATTAATTCTGTTGGTGCGTATCCTTGTAAAGCTAACGCTCCTGCACTGGGTCTTATAACGGCTCCTTCAGTTCTAACTGCTACAATCCCTGCTAGTGTTAATACTCCTACACCCGGAGTTATTACTGTACTACCAACTACACTAGGTGCATGTCCTGTTAAGACTGCTGCTCCTACACCCGGAGTTTTAAACACATTATTTTGTTGTACAACCCCAGGAGCTATTCCTGCTAGTGTTATTGCTCCTGCGGGTGCTGCTGCTACTATTCCATCTATTAAGACCGGTACTGCTCCAGCTAGTGTTACTGTGCCTACACTAGGTGTTAGCCTTATGTCTTCTATTATGGTTGGTGCAAATCCTGCTAAAGCTAAAGCTCCTACACTAGGAGATATAATTGCACCTCTTACTAAACTTGGTGCAAGGCCTGCTAAAGCTAATGCTCCGATCCCTGGAGTTATTACTACTCCATCTAATATGATAGGAACAACTCCTGCTAAAGCTAAAGCGCCTACAGTTGGAGTTATTACTACTCCATCTATTACAATAGGAGCTGTATCAACACCAATCCCCCATTTTCCTGAGCCCCAAGCTCCTCTTCCCCACCCGTCAGATAAACTTAATTCTCCTGATGGAGGTGTGACTATAACCCCAACCCCATATGACCCTGAGCCCCAAGCTCCTCGTCCCCAGCCGCTAGACATTTCTAGCCCCTTAAGTTAACGTAAATATGCCGGTTGCAGCAGGTAAAACAGTTAATGTATTAGGGCTAGATACTGTAAACTGTGCACTAGATAACTGACAGAAACATAAAAGTTTCCCAGCAGCTGCTCCAGTTGAGTTACGTAATACCGCATACCTAATGTTAGTTAATGACGCACCCGAAGCAGTAAATGCTACTCCAACTGCAGACATTGTAAATTTATATTGTTTAGCTGATGCCCCTACTATCCATTGACCAGTTGCGGGTACTAAATTCTTACCCCCTGTAACATATCCACCTGTAGCTGAAATTTCGTTAGTTACCGAAGTTAAAGCACCGCCGCCACCATAAGCTGATAATGTAAATGTAGATGCATTACTAGCACTCGTAAATAGCGCCATCTTAAAGACTCCTGCACCTAATGTAATAGTCCCGTTTCCTATATTTTGTTTGGCACTATTGTATAGTTGCCATGCTGTTGCTGCCATGTTAAATCTCCTTAATATCGGCGTATGACGCACCGGTTTCTAAAATATGATGTAATAAACCCCCGTATATTTCTAGCTCAATTTCATCACCCATCATTCTAATAATATCAATAAACTCTTGAGCTTGTGATACCATCCAAGGGTTACAGTTAAATATCTTACCGCCCACGTTTACGGGTACTACTAACTGTCCATCATTTTCATTCTGTTCATATGCGTGATGCTTATCTTCTTCTATACACGAATCACATCCAAATAAATGAAATCGTTTAAATCCTAACATTCTAAATAACGGTATAGCCCTTAATAAAACTGTTGATCCCCCTGGTATTGGGTGCCATGTTTCATATTGTTTAGCTAATACCTCATTAAGGTCATCTGCCTGCGTATGCCATAAATATGTTCTATCTTTAGGTAATCCTTCAAAACATAGGGGATTACACTGTGAAGCTAAAAAATATTTGCAGTCGTCTACGACCGGTTTGGTAAATCTTGCATTAAATTCTCTTGCATCCACCATGACCATAGCAGAAGGAGTTAAACCATTGTCAATACACCATTTATAGGCATTATTAATAGTTATAAGTTTAACACCTTTTTCCCGTAATTTCTTTATTTTTTCAACATGTTGTGGTAGAGACGGACCTCCTCCTACAATCATCACTTCAATCTCATTAGTGCTATGTGGTTGAACCTGTAGATATCCTTGCTTAATATTGTGTTCTACATTTTCTTTAATCTTATCTATATCAGTATTAACCTTACCAATATCAACTATATCTTTCCCATCCATCCACGAGCTTACATAAAACATACATCCACCATCAAGTTCTTTTGACCAATGAATAATACATTTTCTATCTCTAAATTTCTTTAACCACCATTTATAATCGTGTACGCTTAAATGTAACTTATGTCCTACCAAAACTCCCATTGCATCATCAACAGTAGAAATATGAAAAAATACATGTTGTGCTGCTTCTAAACAATTATCTAATACTTTATCTACATGATGAGGTCTAATATGCTCCATCACATCTGTGCAATAACCATACGCTGCTTTAACAGGTAGTGGTTGAGATAAATCTGCTTCTACAAATTTTAATACATGGCTTTGTGTTTTTAACATTGGTACTATATCTGCATCTAAACAATTAGGTGCAAAGTCAACCAGAGTCACATCCATGCTACCAAAAAACGCAAGGTTTAGCCCTCCACGTCCCGTACCACATCCTAAATCTAAAACACTCGATCCTGCTTTAGGTTTAGCTTGAGCTAAAAATTCATGAGCAATATTTTCACCCGGCGCTACATGTCTGTACTCCGGTATATCCCACATCATCTTATATAAATCTTTTTCTAAAGGTCTTACGTTTTCTACTTTTACTTCTGGTGCATCGCTTATTATTCCAGCTTGTCCTGTCATGTTATCCCTTTCTATTCAAATCGAATAAGAGCTTCAGTAGCATTATTGCCTGGAAACTCAATGGTTAATGTTTCATTATTTACTGTTTTATCTCCACCAAAATCTAAAATAGCTACAGTGTATTGAAGAGTATTACCTCCAGTTGCTCTATAGATAACGGCTCCTCTTGCTGTAAATGTAGATGCAGCCCAAGAAGTATTTCCAAAATTAACCCATCCTACAACTGGGTCAAAAGAAAATCCAGGATCAGATACAACTAAAGTGTTTCCGCCTGCAGTATACCCTGCTCCTACAACTTCATTGGCGGTATCATAAACTACATCTGTATTACCCGGACTTGCACTTGCTGCTTCAGTATAAAGAGCTATCTTATATGTTTGAGTAGCACCAAAATTTAACTCTCCTGTTAGTGTTAAATATTTTAGTCCAGTAGTTAATCCTTGTACAATAGTTCCCATTATGCAGGCCCTCTACTACCCTTAACGGGTATTCTAGATTGACCACTTCTGTAAGCATCACGAGTATTTTTACCTTCACCTAATCCTAATAGTTCTACCATAGCATCATTATATCGTTTGTCTAACATACCCATTTTCTCTGCGTCTGTCATTAGGTAAGTATTCGCTTCCAACAACGACCCATAAAGTAAAGCGGTTGAGTAATTATCACCCAGCCAAGACTGACCACTAGCGGCAGTAGTAATAGATTCAGGATAAAAAAAGTAATGAAGCTCAGCACCATAACCTGTATCAGGTGTAGGACCGAGTATAAATGTTTCATCATCAAAGACAGCATAGTATTTAGGTTTCCCATAATGTGCGACATCAGTATCAGGGAAAGATTCTCTAATAAAATTAACATCTTTGTTTAAAAGAAAAGTGTACTCATTTGTTGTATTATCTATAACGGCTAAACTATAAGTAGCTAACCAATCTAATGGTACGTTTAAGTATTTATTACCAAATGTAATAGTCCCTGTGTCATTTCTTCTAAGATCAGGTAAATTAACAGAGTTAAATATTCTATTCTCTGCTTGAGTAATAAATGTATTTACATCAACTGTAGGGTACGAGTTTTCAGTATACGACTCTATTTGAGCCACTAATTCTGCGTAGGTCATTGCTTATCCTTATACTAGTGGACCGCGAGCTTTAGTGCCTTTAGTAGCTGCACCATTACCACGAGTTTCTACACCGGTTGTTTTAACATTTTTCTCTGGATAGCCAGCAAAATTAGGTACAGGCACAAGTTGAGGCTGTGTGTAAATACCGTCAAATTTAGGCTTTCTTGTTTCGTTTTCTTTAGACATCTCTTTCTCCTAGGTTATTGTTATTGTAAAAGTTCCCACTACTCCTGGGCTTACTAAA